AAATAAAATAAAAATAAATAATTATAAATATTATGTTAATTGATTATGTTATACAATTAAATTTTTATAATTATTTGTATAGTTTGAAAGATTATGTTAATTTAATATCAATTAACAAACTTTCTTATAAAAATTATAATTATGATGCAATATATAAATATTATTTAGAGAGAAAATTTTCAAAATTATTTACAGAAACAGCTTCATTAATTATTATATCATATAGAGATTGTTTTATTAGAATAAATATATTTGAAAATATAATAAAAGATAATGGTTATGAATTATGGGATGAAAATATTTATTATTTATTTTGGAAAGGCAAATATTATAAATAATTTTAGATACTTAAATTAATAAATATTAATTATAAGAATATTTATTAATTAGATTATATTATATTCTTATTATTCTATTATAATAATATAATGACTTCACAAACAACCAATACAAATATTTCTAGTTTAAAAGGTTTAACATCACCAAGTCCTTCTGTAACAAAAGCTGCTATTTCAACAAAACCAATTACTAATAATTTATCAGCAAATATTGATAGTGCTCCAAGAGTATCTGGTGCTAGTCCTATAGAAAAAGCCGACCAATATACAGCTTCTTTAGGAAGTTGGTTTTGGTATTTATTAAGAATATTTTTTATAATATTAATTTTAGCATTTTTAGGATTTAATATTTTTGCTTATTTAGGATTAATAACTGGTAGAACAGCTGAATTTTTTAGACCTTTATTAGAATATTTAGGATATCCTATTATTGATACAACAAAACAAACATTAAAGAAAAGTATTGAAGGAACTAAAGAAATTATAGATGTAGCAGCTGTAGGAGCAGATACAACATTAGATACTTTAGAACAATCATTAGATGGAAAAGCAGATGTAATGAAATCATTAAATGATGCGAAAACTAGAATGGATAATAAAAGAGCTAGTATTAGAAATCAAGAAACTGTAAATGAACCTGAACCAGATGAAAGTGGCAGCACTACACAAATGAGTAGAACAGGTAAGGCAGGATTTTGTTATATAGGTGAAGATAGAGGAATTCGCAGTTGTATTCAAGTAGGAGAAAATGATCAATGTATGTCAGGTGATATTTTTCCAACTAGACAAGTTTGTGTTAATCCAAATTTAAGAACTTAATTAATAATCTTCTGGATAATAAAAGAAATCATCATAATCAAATAAATTATTTTTACTAATAATACTTAAAATATTATTATTAGTTTTTTCTTCATTTACTTTATTAATTCTTTTTTCTATATTAATTATTTTCTGATTATTTATTTCTTTTTGTTTTATATTTCTTGCTGAATTATTATTCTTTGAATTACTATTATTAACAATAGGATTGTCATTAATAATATTATTTGTATAAATATTGCCAGAACCAATTTTTCCAACCGGAAAACCATTATCACCTGGCTGCCAAGAACGTTGGGGCCACGTAGTGCCTATTTTTGAGTAACTTATTCTCTCTTTATAGCCAACTAATGGAACTGTTTTATCATAACACAATTCTTTATTTCCAGGGACATCACTATTAGAGCTAGGATTACATATTGGATTCTTTTTAGATGGACATATTAATATATTTTCAACTCGTTTTAAATTTCTTATATTCGGATTAGTATTAGTATTAATAGTTTTATTATCAAATGTTATTGTTGTATTACCAGAAATAAATGGTTGCGTTCCCCATGCTTTTTGCTGAACACCAATTGCTCTAGCTGTTCTTGAATATATTTGTCTTTTAGATAAATTGGCATTATTATTTTTATATTTCAAAATTTCAGCTTTTCTTCTCATATTAAGTTGTTCATCTGTAAAACTATCTAAACAATCAAACCCTCTAGCTCTACTCCATGGTCTTTCTGAACCATCAATTGGAGGATTAGGAAAAAAATTGATAGGTGGAACTCTTCTACATGTAGCAAAGTTAAATGACATTTATTATAAATAATTATAATATAAATTAATAAAAATTATAATTATTTAAATTACTTAAGGGTTATATCCATCATGAGCTCCAGAAAAATACCAGCGAGTAGATAAATATTGTGGTAATGCTTTAGTAATGTCACTACCTTCCATTCTGAGATTAGGTCCAGAATCAACAATTGATTGTATTCTACCTAAACCAATTGCTCTAGCAAAATATCTTAATTCGGAAACATAGCCATCAAAACCCCCATTTAATGTAACCCAAACATCATCATAATTTTGTTTAGGAACTCCTTGTAAAATATGACGTTTTGTTAAAACACCATTAATGTAAATATCTATTTGATGTTGGTCGCATCTTACAATTATACTAACCCATTTATTTATTGGAATATCTTCAACAAGGACATCTTCATTCATTTCTTCAAATGTATTCATTCTAATTAACAAATTTTGTTGATTATTAGTAATCGGTGTCAAATATAAACCAGGAGAGTTATTAGGTTTCATTATACCATTATTATCATGTGCATCATTACCTTTATTAAATATATGTTTATATTGATTTTGTTTATATATGGGGTCATCAATAAAAATCCATACAGACCATGTAAATTCTAAACCATCTGTTCTATTACTTGATCTTAATATTGGAATAGAATTTGGAGTGTTAGGATTAGTAGATATTCTAGACATTGTTTTAGCATCTTTCATACCTTTAAATAAAATAGGATCTTCATTGTATGAAAATGCCCATGTTAAAAATGATGCAGCTAATCTTAATAAAATAATAAATACAAAAATAACAAGAAGTAAGAATGTAAATTTAGATATTAAACTATTAGATTCTAAAAATTCTTTAGTACTATTTAAATAATTATTAGTATTATCAAATAATGCCATCTTATATATAATATATAAGAAATTTAGATTGAAATGTTAAAATAATAAATATTATTTAAATTTTATTTATTATTTTTATTATAAATTTCTAAATTTCAAAACTACCTTTTTCTACATTATCTACTAAATAAGAGAATCTTATTCTATATCTATTGAAGAAGTTATTTCCAGATGTTCCTGGACCTTGTCTATAAACATTGAATGCTTCTTGTGGATTAACAGGATTGGCCCAGTATTTCATTCTTCCGGTCCATCCCGAGAAACCACCTGAAGGAGTAATAAATACATTAGCGGTATTATCTACTCTAGCTACACCAGGTAAAATACATGTTCTAACTAATTTACCATCAATGTAAATATCTAAACTTCTTCCATTTAATGAAATAATAGCATTGACCCATCTTTGTAATGGAATATTTTGAACACTACATGAGAAAGGTTTACTATCGCCACCATTAGGATCATATGTAGATAATTCTACATTAATATCATTTTCATATTTTCCTAAAGTAATTGATGGATTACCTCCTCCACTTGCATTACCACCACGTTGTAAAATAACCTTTTTCTCTCCTAATCTATAATTCCAATTATCAATGTATATCCATATAGAATAAGCAAAGTTATTATTGTTATTACCCACTGGTAAATCAGAGGCAGATACAGTTTCTGCTTCTTGTGCTGATTTTAATGAACTAATTTCATTATCAGGATAAAGATATTGGTATATTAAATAGATTACTATTATAATGACTAAAAATGTTAATATTTTCTTAACTAAACCCATAATATATTATATGGATAGAAATTTTCTAAAATTATATATTATATTATTGTTAAATATCAAATAAAATATTAATTAGATATCTATTATTATAAAGTAAATGATAATTGTCTTATATTAGTTAAAGTGAGAGGTTTGTCAGAATAAATAATATTTTTTATTCCTCCATATATACCATTATTTTTTCCTGAAATTACATTATCTACTCTCATATATGGTACAATACCTGGTAAAGTAGTTACTAATTCATTATTAATAAATATATCTACATTACCACTATAATAGTTAATAGCTATATTATTCCAACTTTGATATAGAAAATTTTTTGTTTTAAAAACAGTTTCATAATCACCATTGCTATTTAATGCTTTAAACATTAAATTGTTATTGTAATATGAAATAATTAATTTATTTGCATAATTCATTAAATTAGAATCTTTTGAATATGCTGGATTAGTGCTCGGTGGTTGAGGATTTATCCATAAATCAAAATATAAACCATAATTATAATTGAAATTTTTATCTTCCATTCCTTTTAAATTTTGAAAGGTTCCCAAGACTTTCTCATAATTTGTATATATAGGATCATCTTGTAAAATTGTATAATTAGAGTGAAAAAACTTACTGTATAAAGATGGAAAATTATCTTTAACGAATGGAATAAATTGTTTATTATATAAGTTTTTAAAAATTGGTATTAATATATATAATCCAATTAGTATAAACTGGATAAAGAATAATATCCATGTTGTTTTGCTAGTTATTTTATATTCTTCTCTTAATAAATCTATAAAGTCTCCTACTAAACAAGGTAAATATAATACAATATTTATAAATAATCCTAAATTTGGATAAGCTTTTTCAATTCCAGATAATGATGAAGAAAATAATTTATATAAAAATGATAAAGTAAATAAAACTATTAATATTTCTAATAATCTTGTAAATATACTAAAAAATATATTCATTGTTGGATTTTGGACAAGAACAATTATTAAATAAATACTTCCAAGTAATAACAATAAAATTAAAATAAATAAAAAGACTATTTTGAATAATTTTTTATAATTATTAAATTCATTTAATTTTACTTGAAAAAAAATAAATAATGATAATATAAGAAATCCAAATATTACTAATATAATATTCATAGAAAGACCATATTTTTCATCTAATTTAAACGGATTATAAGCATCAAGAATTAAAGCCACAATTGTATAAATAGTTAATCCTGTAAATAAAAATGTTAATAGATGTTTCTTTTTAATTTCCATTTCTATAATAAATAAATATTTTATATATTTATTATAACATATTTTCCATAGCTGTTTTTTTACCATGACAATTTTTACATAATGCTTCTAAATTACTTATATGATTAGACCCACCATATTCTAATCTTACTTTATGATCTACATCATACCATGCTTCTAATTGATTTTGACAATGAGCACATTTCCAATTTTGTTGTGATGCTACATATTTTTTCTTTGTCTCCCCAACACTTCTTTTGTTATTATTTCCTCCGGAATTAATCATTCTTTTTTGCTGAGGCGTGTTATAATTTTGAGTATTTAAATTTGAATATATATTACCAGCTGTTAAAAATGGTGTAATCATATCAGCAGAGTCTTTATCAATTGGCATATATTTAATAAAACTATTTGCATGTGTAAATAAATTTTTTGTGTATTGAGGATATTTTTTTATAAATAAGTAGAGAGAAAGACCTATAAATCCAATTCCAATCATTTGATAATATTTTTTCCACGATTTAAGTATTTGAACATATTTTCCATCATAATAAGTATTTATTATAAAAAAAGCTGTAATTCCAAATATCATTAATTCAAATTTCATTTTATAATAATTATTAATATTTTATTTATAATTATTTTTTGTAAGGAATACATTTACCTTTGCTATTTTTTCTTGATCCATTTGGACAACGTTTTCTCTTCTTAGTTGATGATTTTATTTTTGAAGATTCTTTCTTAGGAGATGATTTATTTTGTGATATTTTAATTATCTTTTCTGTTTTTTTAAGGGGTTCTTCTAGTTTTGGTGTTCCATTAGAAGTAGTTGTTAATATTTGAACAACTTCATTATTATCAAGAATATTATAGCCAACTGTTTTAATATTTTCTAAATCATTAACTAATTCATTAATATTTATTTTTCTTGTTGAATAATAACTGTTAAAACAATATTTAAGTAATAAATCACATGTATTTTTAATATAATATTTTAATGATAAACCATCCTTTATTTCGTTTCTAAAATAATTATTTCTAATAAGAGGAGAATAACTCATTATAAACCCCCATATATCACAATTATGTTTGTATACATTATTATAATATTCTTGATCTTTAAATACGGGTATATAAGAAGCATCAAAATCGGTAAATTCATAAAGAATTTTGGCAATATATTTTGAAAAAAATAATAAAATTAAATTTTCATTTTTTTTTAATATTATACCATAATTTGCAAATATAGGAACAATAATATAATTATTAATATGTGTAATATGACCTTCACCTCCGAGTTTTTTCCATAATTCTAACCAATTTACAGCAACTAATTCTAATTGTTCCATTATAAAAGGGCTATTTTTATATATATTATTAATTTGTAACTGATTAGGATACCATTGGTTAAAGTAATTATTAAATAAAATATTTGAATATGGTAAATTAAATTGAACTACCCTATTAGTAATTATAGAAGGGATTTTATTACTTTTTTGTATTGAAGCCAAACCCCAATCTATTATTCTACTATTCTCGTCTTTATAAAGAATATTTTCTCCTTTTAAATCATTATGAAATAAACCTAATTTGTTCATAGGAATTATTCCATTTTTTAATAAATCTATTAAAGAAGCATTTAATATTTCAAATCTAACAGTATTTTTAGAAAAAATTTCATAAATATCTATACCACCATCAGGCATATTAATAATTTTAACTTTATTTAAATTTTTATTTATATTTATTGAGTTTAAACCAATTCTAGATAATGATTTACATATTTCCATATTTTTTTTGTCATTATCACTTAATAAATTTGGCTTACATATATTCATATCTCCTAATAAAAAATATCTATCATTATTTGCTATTTTCAATATAATTTTCTTTACATTTAAAATTTCTTTCCATTCTTCATCGGCATCTTTATTTGATAACATTTTGCTTATACCAGTTGTTCTATTATTGCTACCTTCACATTTTAACGCTGGCTTAAAAACACAGCCAAAACCTCCAGCTCCTATAACTTGACCACCTTTTTTAATTCTCATTATTAATATAAATATAGATTTAAATATAATTATTTTTTATAAAGATAAAAACATCCATATATTAAAAATAAAACTAATGCAAAATATATATATTTTTGCTTTTGTTTCAAGTCATTATATATTATTTCTTCTCTTGGTTTATAATTATCATAATATTTAGATAATGATTCTTCTAAAGTAATTTCTTTTATACCTAGTGAAAAATTTATTTTATTATGGATAAAATGAACCCATTTTATTAATGATTCTCTAGAATCTAAATAAGGAGTAACTGGATAGTTATCTAGTAAATTACTAAAAGAATTACCAATATCAGGAATTGGCATTAACAACGGTAAATTATAAAAAAAATCATAATATTTTTTTTTAGTAGTTTCATTCGGAGTTAAAGGATATGTAAGAGCAATAGTATGTAATACAAACCAATAATGAGGTCCCCATATTTTTGGATCTAAACTCATAAAAATAAATGATATAAAAATATAATTTAAATAACTAATAACGATTAATGACTACAAAAATTTT